ATCAAACCTAATATGTTTGATATAGAGATTGATGGTGAGATGCGGAATAAAGAATCTGATGATAGAATTAATCAAAAAATTCTTGAAGAACAGATTCTGAAATTAAACTTTAAATCATTTACTCAAATTGTTATTCTTGGTAGCAGTAATTTTGTACCATTCATGCAATTGAGTGCTCCTAATCGTAGAGAAGTTATTGAGGATCTATTAGATATTAAAGTTTTCTCTGCAATGAATAATCTTCTTAAAGAGAAAGTAAGAGATAATAAAGAAACTATAAGAACTTTAGAATTGAAGAAAAGTAATCTTCATGATAAAGTTAAAATGCAAGAAGAATTTATTGAAGAATTAGATAAAAGAGGTAAAGAATCTATCAAAGAAAAAGAAACAAAAATCAATATAATTGCTTTAGATATTGATAAAATATTAAAGAAAAATGAATCCTTAAGTAAAGATTTAGACAGCATTCAAACACAATTACAAACTGTTTCAGATGCTCCAGATCGCTTGCTAAAACTAGGTTCTTTGAAACAGAAGATATCTAATAAGGTATCAAGGATTACAAAAGAGCATAAGTTTTTCACAGACAATACGGTATGTCCTACATGCAGCCAAGATATAGAAGAATCGTTTCGGTTAAATAGAATTGAAGACGCTCAATTTAGAGCAAAGGAACTCAAAGAAGGCTATAAAAAGCTGGAGGAGTCTATAAACGAAGAAACCGATAGAGAGCGTCACTTCAACACACTAACCAAGGAGATTTCAACCTTAACATATGACATTTCTCAAAACAATACTCGCATTTCTGGCTTACAACAACAGACAGGAGATCTACAACAAGAGATTCAAACTCTTGCCAACAAGCTACAAAACAGAAATACTGAGCATGAGGAGTTAGAAAAGTTTAAGGGAGGACTCAATAGTGTATTTGATCAACTTGCATCAATTAAAGAAGAGATAAATTATAATGACTTTGCACAATCACTTCTGCAGGATGGTGGTGTTAAAAGTAAGATAATTAGAAAGTATCTACCTTTAATCAACGAGCAAGTTAATCGTTACTTACAGATGATGGATTTCTACATCAACTTTCATCTGGATGAAGAATTTAGTGAGACAATACAAAATCCAATACATGACAAGTTCTCCTATTCGTCTTTTTCGGAGGGAGAAAAAATGCGTATCGACCTAGCACTTCTCTTCACATGGAGGGAGGTTGCTAGGTTTAAAAATTCTGCTAATACTAATCTTCTTATTATGGATGAGGTATTTGATTCATCTCTAGATGGGTTTGGTACTGATGAGTTTATTAAGATCATTAAGTATGTTGTTAAGGATGCTAATATATTTGTTATATCTCATAAGGTAGACATGTTAGATAAGTTTACTACAGTAGTGGAGTTTGTTAAGAAAGCTGGGTTCTCCTATGCTACTAAAAATTCTGGAGAGTGACAGATAACAAAGTGTACACTGGGGTATTTTCAATACCCTTTTTATTTGTATAATAGATTCATCGACAAATAAATTATGAGCAGACCACAAGGCGTTCAGCTATCACAAACAATTGACTATCTTTCGATGGAAGATGGAGAAGGACCAGTAGGTGTTTTGGTATTTCGTGGAAACGATAGATACCCATCTAAATGTGCTTCCGTAGAAGATCGGGATGACTTCCGTTCTGCCTATGACGAATTTAAAACTTACGAAGATTATGCCTAATGGTAATTATAAATCCATTTGGTCCTTTAATGTACAAAGAAAGGATCTCTGATGAGTTTCTTAAGTACCTTCAAGATGAGGTAGTTAAAGATACCATAGAGGAAGCTTCTGATGTAGGTACTAGTCTTGCAGGAAACATCAAAAGTCAGTATGATGCTAAGGTGGATCCTAAAAGATTCATGGACTATATTAGTCCTCATGTAATGCAGTACATTTATTCATGTCAAGAAAGATATGAATCTATCAAAGCATCATCTCTTGGAGTTAGAGAAGAAGTTTCTACACAAATAGAATTTCATATGGGTGAGCATGGACCTTGGCTTAATATTCAAAGACAACATGAATTTAATCCAGTTCATAGTCATGCAGGACAAATTAGTTCTGCTTTAATGATAGATATCCCAGATGAAATTGAAGAGGAGCAAAAGTCTTGGAAGGATAAAAGCAACATGCCTTGTCCAGGACAGTTAGATTTTATTAATGATACTGGAGGGTATCAATGGCCAGGAAGCTTTAAGGTTATCCCTAAAACTGGAGATCTTTATCTTTTTCCTGCATCGTTAAAACATTGTGTTTATCCTTTTTACAGCGATGTTAAAAGAATAACAATGAGTTTTAATGTATTTGATATTAAGTACGGGTCAGCAATGGAACCAGATGACTAATTCATGGAGTTTACTCTATCACACAATCAACGGAACACTAGACGAGGTATTTCCAATTATGTATGGACCAGAAGATGAAAGAAACTATGTGGCAGGACTTAGCACAGCATCTCACGCAAAGTGGGCTGAGTTCGACTACACAAAAGAGAATGTCTCAATCGACACATCGAACTTCATCCCGCAAGCGGAAATTGAAAAACCGCCAATCCATTATAAGTATAATGAAGAAAAAATCCTAGAGAGAATCAAGGATTATATTGGCAGAACATATAGTTCTCACTACTCATATAATGATAGAGTACAAACTCTAGATCTCATTGAAGCAGTAGGAGATGCATCTGCATTCTGTCGCAGCAACATTCTTAAATATGCATCACGCTATGATAAGAAGGGTAGCTGTAGGCTTGACATTGAGAAGATTATACACTATGCTGTACTTCTATACCACTTTGAAGGATTAGACAAGGACTCTACTAATGGATATGAAACTTTCTGAAAAAACAATTAACTTGTTAAACAATTTCTCTTCAATTAATCAATCCATTCTAGTTAAGAAGGGTTCAAAACTTCGCACTATGTCTGTGATGAAAAACATTCTTGCAGAAGCAGAAGTTGATGAGAATTTTGAAAGGGACTTTGGGATCTATGATCTTCCTCAGTTCTTAAATGGTGTCAATCTTATGAAGGATCCTGATTTGGATCTTAAGAATGAGACATACATGATTATCCGTGAGGGTAAGAATACTAGAGTTAAGTTTGCCTTTGCAGATCCTGATTGTATAGTGTCACCACCTGAGAAAGGAGTTACACTTCCATCATCCGATGTTACATTTTTGTTGGATAGTATTCAACTTGGAAAATTGCTTAAGGCATCTCAAGTATATCAATTGCCAGATCTTTCTGCAGTTGGTAATGGTGAGGAAGTTACTCTAGTAGTATCTGATCGTAAAAATGATAACTCTAATGAGTTTTCTCTTAAGGTTGGTAAGACAGATCAGGTATTTGAATTTAATTTTAAGATGGAGAATATCAAGTTGATTCCTGGATCTTATGATGTTCAGATTTCCAAGAAGAACCTTGCTAAGTTTACTAATAGCAATTATAATTTAGATTATTTTATAGCGTTAGAACCTGATTCAACTTATGAATAAAGTTTGGAGGATTTGGAAGTATGCCTTGGGAAGTTTCGAGGATACTAAGACTGCAAGGTATGATAATGCAGTATGCATTACTCGGACTGTTATCCTTTTCACTTATCTTGTTACTAACTGTTTTATTACTGCTGGTGTAATTCGTCATTGGGATGATAACAAGCCATCCCCACGGATAATACCAGCATCATCTGTGATTAATTATGAAGCGTGACTTTCTTTGGGTTGAGAAGTATCGACCTAAGACAATTGATGAATGTATTCTTCCTGAGAATATTAAGAAAACCTTTAGGGAATTCCTAAATAAAGGCGAGATTCCTAATCTTCTCTTAACAGGACCAGCAGGTGTAGGTAAGACTACAGTAGCTAAAGCACTTTGTGAACAGTTAGGATGTGATTACATTTTAATTAATGGTTCTGATGAAGGTAGGTTCCTTGACACAGTAAGAAATCAGGCAAAGAATTTTGCTTCTACTATGTCGTTGTTGCCATCCTCGAAACATAAAGTTATTATTATTGATGAGGCAGACAACACAACACATGATGTTCAGTTGTTGTTGAGGAGTAACATTGAGGCATTCCATAAAAACTG